ATTTAAGAAAAGACAACATCCATAAATTTTTTAATAAATATTCTTTTAGTAAATATAAAGAAGAAATTAAAAAACTTATTAGTCTTGATAATTATACATTTTACCTTAAATTATATATTGAATATAAATTATTTAATATAGATGATAATGGGAATGATGTAATAAAAGAATTAAGAAAGGAAATTACAATATTAAGAAATACACCAGATTCTGAAGATGATGACTCAGATGAGGAAGAGGAATCAGAAGAAATTATTATTTAATAATATAAAAAATGAATAAGCCGACAAATTCTATTTTAAGTATAAAAATATATTTAAAAAAGCATTTAAAAATATATTACTAATATATATATATGACAGAATTAAATTTAACACCTGAACAAATAGCAAGAGCCGTAAAACATTATGAGAGTCTTAAAAAACATCAGTACCGCTACAATCATACAGTAAATGGATTAGAAAAGCGTAAACTAGCAACTAAACGCTATTATGAAAAAAATAAAAATGACCCCGAATTTATGAAACGCCAATGTGAGAAAGTTAAAAAATCGCAAGCCAAAGATAGAGAGAAATTTAAAGAAAGAGCTAAATTATACTATGAGAATAAAAAAGATGAAATTAATGAAAAGCGTAAACAAGAAAGATTATTAAAAAAAATGGAAGACGAAGCCCCTAAAATAATTAATGAAATTATTATTTAAAATATCTAATTATTTTTATTTATATAATATTATATAAATAAATTTATATCTAAAGATTTATTTTATTGTACTATATATATGAACAAATACACAATTTTTCAACTGTCCAACTATAAAAATGAAAAATCATTTTTTGAAATAACCCAAAAAAATAAAAAACATTTTACCGGTACTATTGATAACATTATTAATGAATTAGAAAATGATAAAGGGTATCATATTTTATTAAAATCAAATCAAAAATGTAAATTTTATATTGATTTAGACCATACAAGTGAACCTAGATTTAATGAATTTTGTAGTACATTATCATTTTTATTACAGGTAGATAGATCTAATTTTTCTTATACCTTCTCAACTAATGAAAAAGGAGCATCCTACCACATAATTATTCCTTCTATTATAACTACCCCGTATAATATTAAATGTTTTTTTAAATATCATTATTTAACTTTTTCAACTTTTAGAAAAAAAGGATGTGAAGAATTAGATTTATCAATTTATCCAAAAGACGAAGATAAAATATTTACATTAAGGCTACCAAATCAAACTCATGAAACTAAAAAAAATAAACATACTATAATTAAAGGTTCTATGTCTGATTTTATTATTGAATATATTGAAGATGATAAAAATATTGAATTAGATGACTATATTAGTAAATATGAAGGACAAGAAGAATTTAATACAAAAAATATAATTAAACCAACTAAACCAATTAAACCACCATTAAAAGAGTCAATAGTTGTTGAAAGTGATAATGAAAATGATGAAGATGATGAAGATGATGAAGATAATGAAGATAATGAAAATGATGAAGATAATGAATATAATAAAATAGTAAATAATGTTTATAAATGTCTTGAATGTATACCAGCGGGTTGTTGTCATGATGATTGGTTCAAAACAGGTACTATTATTAAAAATTTATTAGATGATTTTGATGTATGGGATGAATGGAGTAAGACAGATATAGAAATATACAAAAAAAATGAAAATGGATTTATGAAAACTAAATGGCGATCTTTTAAAGATGATAGATTAGGTTTAGTACATTTGAAGAAACTAGCCAAAGATTATAATAAAAAATTATTTTTTACTCATTTTCCTATTGTTAATAATCCTAATTTTATTGATGGTGATGAAAATGAAGAAGAACAAGAACTGAATGACACTAAATTTTTAAACATTGCTAAACAATTTGAAAAGAGACATTGTAAAATAATTAATAAATCTATATATATTAAACAAACTAAAGACGATATTATATTTTTTAATGAAAAAAAATTAAAAGAATCATATAAACACATTGTTTGTTCTGATATTATTAATAAAAAAACAGGAAAGAAACAACCATTTATAACTAATTGGATTGAAGGAAACAAAAACATAAGAAAATACGAAGATATTAATATTTACCCCCCGCCATTACCATGTCCTAATAATATATTTAATTTATGGGTTCCTTTTGAATGTGAAAAATACAAAAATGATTATATTAAAAATGAAGAAGGGCTAAAATTTATGTTAAACCATATTAAAATATTATGTAATCATGAAGATATTATTTTTGATTATTTTATTAAATGGATTGGTCAAATGCTTCAATATCCAGCAACCAAAAGCGGTATTATGCCATTTTTTATAAGTCAAGAAGGATGCGGGAAAGGTTCAATGATGCGTCTTTTTGAAGCAATGATAGGGGTAAAAAAAGTCATACAAACAAGCAATCCAAAAAGAGATATTACTGGATCATTTTGTAATTTACTTATGAATGCTTTTTTAATTTATTTTGATGAGGTTAAAGCATCAGATATAGAAGATGGACCAATAAAAAATTTAATTACAGAAGTAAGACAAGTATTATCTATTAAAGGGTCTAATAGTTCATGTATTGATTGTTATTGTCGGGTGATTGGTTCAAGTCAATATGATATCAATACAACTAAAGATGACAGACGAAAATTCATTGTTAGATGTTCTGATGAATTAATTGGTAATAAAGAATATTTTATTAAATTTAATGAATTATTAGATGATATTAATGTTATTAGAACTGTTTATGATTATTTCAAATCAATCCCTAATTTGGATAAGTTCCATCAATTAAAATTGCCATGTACAGAATACCAAAACAATTTAAAACAAATAACCATCAACCCCGTAGAACAATGTATAATGAATTTAGTACAAGATACTACTATACAAAATATTAATAACATCATTACAATGTCAAGTGATGAATTATTTAATTATTATAATGCTTTTATTACATCACAAAAAATAGAATATAATTTAAGTAATGTTAAATTTCAAGTAAGATTAAAAAACCTTAATATTAATGGTATTGATAATATCAGAACTAATAAAGGACGATTTAAAACCATTGATATAATCAAAGTTAAAGAATATTATAAAATTGATGATACTATTGATTTTATGGATGAAGAAAATGAAGGAGATAAAGAAGTTATTATTTAATTTAAATTTTTTGTTGAATCTTATTTATTAATTATACAAATAATTAATAAATATATGAGTTAATAGACCATGTCGGGTGCCACCATGTCGGGTTGTTTTTATAGAGATAATTTTATAATATTGATCTCTATATAATCTAAATTTAACATGGCAACCCGTCATGCCGTCATGGTAAAATATACCATCATATTAATAATACAATAATATATATATATACTCTTTTTTATGATGTTAATATATAATAATAATAATAATAATAAATATTTTGTATTTTACCATCTCATGTCGGGTTGCATGTCGGGTTAAAAATAAAAATATAACCCGTCATGATATTATTACTCATATATATATAAAGATATATTAATATATATATTATATGAGTTATCTATTAATATGTATACTTGGTTTTATAATTGGTTTTACCTTATCTATTTTTATATTAAGGTTAAATAAAATAAAAAATGATAATGAAAGATTAATGAATGAGATTATTATTTTGTATGAACAACTAAAAACAAGTAATAAAACACAAGAAGAAAAGAAAGATGATATACTTAATTTTATGGTAGATAAAATATTAGATAGATAATTAGTTAGTTCTTCCAATAATTTTATTAGGATCTAACCTGTTTAAGACCGGTGCCAAATGTTCACTAATGGGATTTAATGTTGTATGATGTATCGTCTCTATATTTTTTGTTTTTTGTAGTGCTGATACTATGTCTAAATCTGATCTTATATTATATTCATTATTTTTAACTTTCTCACCTAGTGAGGCGGGGTTAAGGTTTATAATTTCATATATTTTAGATGGAAATGCATCATTTAATTTCCTTGTAATTATTGCACCTTGAGAATGTCCGACTAATGTAATTTTATAATCAGGGTATTGTTTAATAACCGCTTCTAATGTTTTTTTAGCGTCGTTATATCGTCTAGTAAAATTATATAAGCCCGCTACATACATGGCATTATTAGCCCAATCTGGTATATTATAAGTACCTACATAATTAATTATTATATGTTTTGTATTTTTATTTATGTAAACGGTCGCCTCTTTTGAAGATAATGAAAAAGCAGGAAGGAAACCATCAGTCATTGGTGTTAGTTGTTGCCCTTTAACATGTTGATAGCCGTTAGTGATGGCGGTATATATAGTCTTTACAGATAAAGCCCCGCCATATTTTTTATTTATTGTATGTTTGTATTCCATCACCAAAAGCACCCCGTTTTTTAATTTAATAGTTGAATAGGTGCTCCCCTTCGTTGGGTTGAATTGTCTATAAGAATAATAATTAGGGCGTTGTAATACATCTAATTTAATAAAGTTAAAATGTTTTTTTATGTAATTATTAGCCTTCTTTAATGTAAATTTATTTTTAGGTATTAAAACACTTTGGACATTATCATTAAAATGAATAGGTTTATTATCCTTATTTATTTTTTTTAATATCATTTGTGTCAATAATAAATTATCTATATTACTCATTAATTTTTATTATATATTAATAATAGATAATAAATATTAAATTAAATTAATTGTTCTTGTTGTTTCTTTAGTTTATATAATTCTCTACGCCTTGCGTTTCTTGCGTCTTTATTTGCTTCATAACTTAATCTTTGTTGTTCTAATATTTTATTTTTATTATGAAGATATATTTTTTTTCTTTTAATAGAAATATTATTTTTATTATTTTTTCTATATTCTTTAGCATATATTTTTTTTTGTTCTTTTATTTGTTCTTTATTATCTTTTTTATATTCTTTATCTGTTCTTAATGGTATACATTTATTAACACATTTTAAAGTTTTAATATAATGGGCTTCTCGTTGTTGTAATTCCATCTTATTATTAGCCTCAATAGATTCAATTAATATAATATTACAATTCTCAACCCCGTATTTATCAAATAATAAATTAGACTTACAACCATTTATTTTATTTCTTTGACGACGATGTTGATTCATCCTAGAACTCAGATAAGGTTGGCATGTTGAACCAATATATATATCACCATCATCATGATCTACAATTGGCTCTATTTTGTATACTTTACCGTTTTTATATTTGTTTATTAATTCAGTCATAATATAATATATTAATTAGCCTTTAAGTATTTTTAAGTTTTTTTAGTCAAATTTAATATAATTTGAACTAAGTTGACTAGCCGACGTTGCCATATTTGTAGCCGTCTGTTGTAATTCCTTCTCTTTATTTCCAAATTTATCAGAGACGTATATATGACGCAACATTGAACTGCCTATCTTCTTCTTAAATATTTTGTTCAGTATTCTAGTGATGCAATTAGACGCGGTTAAGTTTTCACCCTTGTTATTAACTAATAAAAAAAAATCACTTTGTTTTCTATCTGGATGTATCTTTAAATATTTAATTAATAAATTATATAAATCAGGTTTTATTGGTACTTCTTGTACATTATATGTACCACTAGTTTTATAATTATAAAACATAAATAAATGACTATCTCTAACAAAATAATTAAAATCTTTTAAATCTTGTTTATCTTGTACATTTTTAATATTTTTAATTACTTTCATTTTTATGTAATCCATATTCCTTCTTGGTTCTAATAGGACATACAACGATAAAACAACATAATCTAAAATTTCATCCCATTGTTTAGATGTAATCTTTTTTAGACTGAATAAAGGTTCTGCTTTGGCTTTAACATCATCATAAATTTTTAACACTTCCGCTTGACTTATCCACTGTTCCGATTGTGTATCACTTTTTATATTTGTAGTTTTTAAATCTTGGTTCATTTTCATCATCATGTCAAAATATATTTTAAATTCTTTTTCAAATCCTTTCATATTTTTTAAAGTGCTTACAATACTTATAATATAAGTCCTTTGACTGTTAGGTTTTAAATGTGAAATTTTAGAAAGTACAACATCAATTTTTTTTAAAAAATTATAATTTTTTATAGGTTCCCCGTCATTTAACCTTATGATATTTTTATTATAAATATCTTTTGAGGATTGTTTTACCTCTTTTATTTTTGGTTCTTCATTAGTATTATTATCCATTAAATTATTATATATATATTAACTTAGATTTTAATAATTTAGATATTTTTTTTAAACTATCTAAACTATATTATTTTATTTACCTAACATTTTAGTCAAACAACATTTATAATCGCTAACCATAACAGGCGGGTATGTCTTTAAAAATGTTATACTACGTCCTTCTATTTCGTCAACTGCTTCTATTTGTTTCTTATTTAATCCTAAATAGTTATCTAATAAATATTTTCTACTTCTTCCCGTTAAAGTTAAAGGAAACATAGTGATTGAATGACATTCATTTAATATGCCCCGATTATCCAGACCATAAGGCATATGAGAAAGATAAATAACGGAAACGTAAAAATGTCTACCCGTATTTAAAAGTTTTGTTAATAGATCTTTAATTTTTAGTTTCATGTGTTTCTCTGTTATTGCGTCAGTATCATCAAACACTACTAATGAATTTTCAAAATCTTGAGTATCTAAAGGCGTTTCTATAAAATCATCATTTAATTTAATTCTTTGTACTCCTTTTATACTGTCTAATGTTTCATCTTGTTCTATATATGAAAGCAAATAAACATCATTTTTAGGATAGCACTTCTGATACTCTCTAATTATTTGAGCTGTTTTAAATGTCTTACCGCTTCCAGAAGCACCACAAATAAAAAATATACTTCTATTTTGTGTAGTATTTGGTATTAAATAAAATTTACCTTCATTGTTTTTTAATTCTATTTCTTTATAATTATTAGTAGAGGTTGAATGTTCATCTAGATAAATTACTTTTTCTCTTTTATTTTTTTTATCCTTTCTATCTCGTTTATCATCTCTATCATTTTTTATAATACAAATAGGGACCCCATCACCTTCATAATTAAGACTCATAAATATATTTTATATACATTAGAAAAGAAAATATAAATATCTAAACTAATTTATTTAGATAACGTTTTTAATTTCTTTTTTATTTCTTTATCAAATTTATGATTTTGTAATAGTGAACCACCATTAAAAAAGGTTCCTTGTTCTAATTCTTTTTTTTGTTTTTCTTTAAAATTTTTATCTATAATTTTCATTAATTTTTTTGATTCA